CGCGCCGCCGTTTGGCAGTTGCCAGCGCGATTGTTGCGGTTGGCAACATAGCCGGGTTGCGGCATGAGGATACCCGCGATGGGGTCACGGCGAATATGCTGGCCTTTTGCGTTGCGGCCAGCGCCACGGGCAAGGAAGCCGTGCAGCAGGCCATGGCGCAGTTGCACCATGCCGCAGGCGTCCACTATGCCCTGCAAGGTGGCATCAAGTCTGAGCAAGAAATCATGCGCAACCTGATCGAGCATCAGGCGGCTTACTACATCGTCGATGAAATAGGCATCTTCTTGAGCAAGGTTCGCAACGCCCAGCGCCGTGGCGGGGCTGCGTATTTGGAGGGTGTTTTCGGCGCGATCATGTCCGCCTACTCCAAAGCCAACAGCCGCCTTTTGTTGCAGGGTGATACCAAGCGCGAACTGCGCAAGATTTATGTGCAGGCGCTATCCAAAGCCCAGGATGACGGGCGGGACACGGGACATGCTGAGCGCATGTTGCGGATGATTGATGAAGGGTTGGAGCGGCCTTTTCTAAGCGTCATGGGCTTCACAACGCCCAGCACCTTTGATGGGGTGATGGACGGGGAGACGGCGACACAGGGCTTTGTGGGGCGCGCTTTGATCGTGTCTGAGCCTGACATCAACCCGGCAGCCCGAAAGAACTTTCGCAAAGCGCCCATCCCTGATTTCATGGCAAGCCGCTTGTCACAGCTTTACACAGGAGGATCGTTTGATAGCGGTTTTGGCGCTCGCATCGAGTTCGCCGGCGAGCGTGAGGCAGTCACCACAACGCCGGAAGCCGACCTGATGCTGGATCAGGTTGCAGACTGGTTGCTGGCCTATGCCGATGAGATGGGCGAGCACACGGGAGAGGCATCGGTTGCCATGATCCGGCGCGCTTATGAGATGGTTGCCAAGGTCAGCTTTATCTTGGCCATCCCTGATGGTGTCCGTAGCGCCGAGCATGTTCGGTGGTCCTTCGCCTATGTGCGGGCTGAGGTGGATGCCAAGATTGCCTTGGTTTTCGCCAATGACAACGGCAAGGATCGCCCCGAGGAAGCCATAGCGGCGCGGATTATGAACTTCATTGACCCTGACAAAGGGGCAACTTTGGGTGTTTTGGCAAACCGGGTGCGGATGAAGGCCGACGCTTTGGCCCCGATCCTGGCCAAGATGCAACGGGCCGGGATGATCCGCGAACAAGCCGGCACGCGGGCCTATCGCGGCAAAAAGGTGGCGGTTTGGGTCAAATGATACACGTGATATTCACGTATTTTGCATTAGGTTTACAATGCAACGTGTTGAATCTGAAAGCAAAAACGGAGTCACACGCATCTTAAACATAAACGCCCTAGATACACTCAAAAAGACCCACTAGAGGACCCTATAGGGGTCTCTGGGAGAGAGAGTAGTAGTAGTATAGTATAATGTGTATCTTGCATACCTTTGAGATTCTCTAGCCTTTCCAATCACTTAGCCAACCAAAATTTTACACACCGCCGCATAAGACCGTGTAGCAATTTTTGGGGTTGACGACTGACCGATTTTCTGTAATTTAGGAATAAGATCAACATACAGGATGGCTTGAAATGGAAATAGTTAAAGGTTTGCCGATGCCAAAAGAAAACCCCGCGTGGCCATTTACAAAAATGATTGTTGGGGATTGTTTCCTTGTCCATGATCAAGACAGGTTTCCTGCGGCAAGGGTCTATGCAAACGTGTTCCAGAAGAAACACGGCTTCAAGTTCACCACCCGCACCATCGACGGGGTGCTGCACGTATGGAGGGTCGCATGAAAAAAATGAAAACAAACCAAGATTCGACGCCATACCGCTACGACGCCGTGATCCACATGCCCGACGCCGAAGCCGCCCGCCAGTTGGGCAAGACGGTCACAGTGGTCCGCGCCTATCGCGCCGCGCATCCCGAGTTCGCCTACCGCCCAGCGCCGTTGCCGTTCAGACGCCCCGGCATTGTCACGCTGGAGATGCCTTTGCTTGAGGCGTCACGCTCGGTGAGTGGCCGGGATGGGGTGTTCATGCCCGTGAGCCTGCCCGCACCGCCCCCCGGCATGAATATCAGCTTTGGCAATCGTGAGGTGAGGGTATGATCGCCCTGACCATCATCCCAACCAATTGCTGCAAACCTGAATGGCGCAACCTGTCGCCCCGCGCCCATTGCGATCTGCGCAGCGCCCGCCTTGGCACCGGGCAGGAATATCCGGGCCGAATGCCGCAGATGGCCAACAAGGACGAAGCCCGCGCCCGTATCGTTGATCGGCGGGCGCTGTTGCTGGCGATGATAGGCGACGGCACCAACACCGCCGCACGGATGCGCCAAGCCCTGAGCCGCCCGACATGGCTGAATAACACGCTGGACGCCCTGCTACGCGACGGCATGGTGACATACAGCACCGTTAAGGGCCGCTATGCGATGGTGCAGCCATGACCGCAATCAAGCCGATTGACGATAGCCTGTTTGTGCAGATGTGGGAAGCTGGCGCAACGTCCGTTGCCATCGGGGCGGCTGTCGGGCTGGGCCGCAGTGCGATCTATCCCCGCGCCGCGCTGCTGGGCCTGGAACCGCGTGCGCCGATGTGGCGACCCCACGCCTACACCAAGTCGGTGCCCAAGGTGCGGGCCGTGAAACCCGCCGCGAAACCCGCCGCCGCGCCCGTCTACCAACCCGGCCTGTCGGCTGCGATCCAGCGGGCCGGGGGCAGCGTGGAGCGCCTCGGCAAGGTCGCCACGTCCTACCGGGTGCCATACCGCGAGGTTTTGCAGATGGCGGGGGTGCAGGCATGAGCGGGGCGACGAAGGCAGCGCGGACCGAAGCATGGTCAATCGTAAAGGGGGCAAGCAATGTGGTTTGATGCGCGCGCCAAGCTCGCAGAAATCGAAAGCCGCCCCCAAGCCCACACAGGAGCAGTTGATATGAACCCCGCCGACATACTGGCAACGGCCAGCGAATACGTCACCAAGGACCGGGCCGCGACCCACGGCGACGCGGAAAGCAACTTTAGCCTGATCGGGGCGCTTTGGACGGCATACACGGGCGCGCAGATCGGCGCGGTGGACGTGGCCGCGATGATGACGCTGTTCAAGGTGGCGCGCATCAAGGGCAACCCCGGCCACGCTGAAAACTGGATCGACGCAGCGGGCTATGCAGCCTGTGGGGGCGAGATTGCAACCAACCAAGGGGAGACGGGGAAATGACGGACATGCCGGAACGGATTTGGGCATCAAACTGCATCGACCAGCAGGCATGGTCGCCGTTTGACAACTTGGTTGCCGCAGCGCCCTACGTCCGCGCCGATCTGCCGCCCAAGGTGCTGGCGCTGGAGTGGGATCAAATGTCGCCCCGCATTTTGGAGGCGATTGGTTGCAAAGACGTTATTTTGGAGGCGATTGGTTGCAACGACGTTTACCAGATCAGGGTCGGGACGGATGGCAAGGTCAGGTGGCAGGGGCGCTACATGGGGCAGTGGGAAGATGCTGACAGCATTAAAGCCGCCCAAGCCGTAGCGCAAGCCGACTACACCGCCCGCATCCTCGCGGCCTTGGCGCGGCCATGACCCACAGCGCCCGCCAGAGCGCGCAGGAATGGCCTTACAGCCCCGCGCCGCTACATCCGGCCACCCAAGGGCGCAACGACGCCCTAGCGCCCGCGTTTTGGCCGATCCTGCCCGAACTGGGATACCACGGCATATATCCACCACCCGGCGCGACATACCACCGCCAGACATGCCCGATATGCAGCGCGTGGCGCGTCAAATCAGATGAGCCTTGCCTTGTGGTCAGGATCATCAGCCCCAATAGCGCGGCGGTGGAGTGCCATCATTGCGGTCATCAAGAAAGGATTACAGCGTGAGCGAATGGCAGCCAATCGAAACAGCGCCGATTGTCGGAACAGTCATCCTGGCATCGTGGTCCGAGGCGCAATCTAGGTACATCATCGACGCGGGATTCTGGGAGGACTTCGAAGGCGGCGCATGGTGGCCGTACACCATCATAAACCCAACCCACTGGATGCCAATGCCCGCACCGCCAAAAAAACCGATGAAGCCATGACATTGCAAAAACGCGCAAACCTGATACAGTGCGCCAAATCGACCGGGCCGCATTGCCCGAGATGAAAGTGGAAAATCATGCCAGCAGGACGCCCAACCAAATACAAGCCAGAGTTCTGCGATGTGGTCGTCAATGTCGGCGAAGAAGGCGAAACGCTGGTCGGAATGGCAGAAGCCTGCGACGTGAGCCGCGAAACCATCAACGAATGGATGAAGGCTCATCCAGATTTTTCCGACGCCGTAAAAAGGGGATTGCAAAAATCGCAGGCATGGTGGGAGCGTCAGGGCCGCTTGGCAACCTTCGGCGCAACTCCCGGATTCAACCCGACCAGCTACATTTTCAACATGAAAAACCGCTTCAAAGAAGACTGGCGCGATAAAGTCGAGAGCGACCACACATCCAGCGACGGCAGCATGACGCCGCAAGTGGTGGAGCGCGTCATCGTCCAGGCAAAGGATGCCTAAGAACCGCCTGCAAATCCCCACAGCAGCGGCTTTCATGCCGCTGTTAGATCCATCCCGATACAAAGGCGCGTGGGGAGGCCGGGGGTCAGGCAAGAGCCGCTTCTTCGCCGGCCTAATGGTGGAAGAACATCTGCGCTTCCAAGGCCATCGCAGCGTCTGCATCCGAGAAGTGCAGAAGTCGCTCAAACAATCGGCCAAAAAGCTGATCGAGGATACAATCCAGACATACAACCTCGGCGAGGCCCAAGGCTTCAAGATATTCCGCGAAGTAATCGAGACGCCAGGCGATGGGCTGATCATATTCCAAGGGATGCAAGATCACACCGCCGATAGCGTGAAGTCGCTGGAAGGCTTTGACCGCGCATGG